GTGCATGTGATTATTGATGTGACAGCAATCACGGCCACGCCGTCGGTCGTGGCCACGTTACAGGGCAAGGATCCGGTCAGCGGAAATTATTATAATTTGTTGGTGGGGGTTGCCATTGTTGCGACCGGCACCACGGTCTTAAAAATATATCCGGGCATCACCGCCCTGGCCAATGCGTCGGCTAATGATGTTTTGCCGCGCACCTGGCGGGTGAACCTGGTCCACGCGGACACCGATTCGATCACGTATTCCGTGGGCGCGGTCCTGGTGGTGTGATATGGCCGACGTTCCCAACATTCTGGATTTTCCCAATGCGCCGTTAATCGTTACTAATCAAACTACGGATCGGACGCCGGCGGGGCGCACGTCCAAGGATGACGGCGGCGAACAAGTGGGCATTGCGCGTAAATATTCTGTATTGGACACCGGGCAGTATTCGGGTAACACAACGATAACTGTTAATGCAAAAAATGACACCCACTCCAATGAGGCGGTTCTGGATAATATTACAGGCCTGATGTGGACACGCACCCGCGCCAATTCGATTGGCGCATCAAGCAATGGAACGCTGGCCTGGGACGATACCGCCGGATCGGACGAGGATGTTTTTAAATATTGTGATCAGGCGAATATTGCGAATTTGTCAGGACATAATGACTGGCGGGTGCCGAATATCTTGGAACTGGCATCAATTTTAAACATGGAAGCGCCGAACAGCGCCCCCGATGCAACGGCCTGGCCGGTCTTTACCACCGGAAATTATTACACTTCAACGACGCTGCCCAATTCTGTGACTTTTGCGTTAGCCGTTAATTTTACTAATGGCACTAAAAACGGCATCCTCAAAACAACGGCGTCCGCGGCCTTTGTGTTCTTGTGTCGCCTGGGTTATGGGCGGTGATTTATGAGCCGGTGGCAACTGTCATTACTGGCATTGATTTTTATCGGCGGTGCGGGGTTTTACTTTATGGAAATTAGTCAAGCTGGAATTAATAAAATTAAGCGGCACGAGGCGCTGCGCTTGCGTGCGTATCAGGACGAGGGCGGCAAGTGGACCATCGGTTACGGTCATTTGATTGTGCCAGGCGACGGTCTCAATAAAAATTCGTTGATCACGGCAGCCGTGGCCGAACAATTGCTGAAACGGGATTTGGCAGCGGCAGAATCCGCCGTCAATAGTTATGTTAAAGTCACGATCAGCAGCAACCAATACGACGCCCTGGTGTCCTTCGTTTATAACGTCGGCGCAGGTGCGTTTTTAAAATCCACTTTATTGCGGAAATTAAATGCAGGAGATTACGCCGGCGCGGCCGCACAATTCCCGCGTTGGCAATTCACCGGCGGCAAGCGTAGCGCCGGCTTACTGGCACGCCGAAACCGTGAGCGCGCCTTATTTGCAACTGCTTAGAGGGCTGAAAAAATGGAAGATAAAAAAGATCTGTTACAGAGTAAGGCTACCTGGGGGGCAATTATTTTGCTGGTCGATTTAATTGCGCGCAGTGCCGGTTTCGATATTGGCGACCAATCAATGTGGGTTAGCACAATCGTTGACACCATCGGCGGTGCCCTGGTCTTGATCGGTCGTTTTACAGCGGTCAAAAAAATCGGATCAGTCGCGGGCATCAAAGTTAATTAGCCATTGTTTTTTTGGCCACAAACTATTTTTGCAGGAGGTTTTGAGATGACTGATTTAATGACTTGCCCCGAATGCTCGATGACAATGGCACCGGGATCCCATACGCACTGCCCTGGGTGTGGTGCCGTGATGGATCCCGACGCGGCCCCCCCGCCTGTCGATCCGGGTATTTCAACCGTGCCCAAAACTTACGAGCGGTTCAACGTCATGACCGGCGAGATGGAAACGGTCGAGGTATGAGCGCGCATTTTTAAATTTTAGATTGGAGGCTTTATTGTGAAAAAAATATTTTCTATTTCCTACATAAAATTGTTTGCCGTTTTCCTGGTCATGCTGGCATTGGTCGGCTGTTCAACATTTGCCAAGCCGCGCAGCATGGGCGATTCAATCGCTTACGCTTACGGATCCCTGGCAGCGGTGCGGACCACGGCCACGCAATTGTTGCAACGTAACCGCATTACCCTGGCCGATGCCGAAAAAGTGCAGACTGGTGCTAATCAGGTGCGCGCCGAATTGGATCTGGCGGCCAGCTTTTACGATAAAAACGATTTGTCAACGGCTCAATCACGGCTAGACTTTGCTTTAAAATTACTGATTGAGCTTGAGGCGTTACTCAACCAAAACAATAGGAGCGTATCCAATGGCACCAATAGCAACAGTATCAAACGCAGTGACAGTGGCCGTCGATTTGTTGGGCGGGATCATGACCCTGGCCACGCAATTGAGCCAGGTCAGCGCGCTAATTACACAAGCGCAATCAGAGGGCCGGTCGGAATTTACGGCAGACGAATGGCAGCGCATCCAGTCTTTGGATGATGGTGCGCGGGATAACCTGCAAAAGGCTATCGACCTGAGAAAGGCCACCGTCGTTGAGCCCTGAGCTTATCATCACAATTCTTGCCAGCGTCGTAACGATGGCGGTCAATATCGGCGTGCTGGTCGGGGTGTATGTGAAAATTGTCGAACGCCTGACCCGCGTCGAAACCAACGTAGCGCACTTGCTGCGTGCCAAGGGCCTGCACGTTCGCGCCCATGACACCATGCCCGGTGCCGGGGAGGGCACATAGCCACTTATACCGTCAAGTCGGGTGACTCACTTTCCCGGATCGCGCGCGACGTGTTGGGGGATCTCAATGCCTGGCCAGGCCTGGCATTGTTAAACAAGATCTCGCCGCCTTACATTATTGAGCCGGGCCAGGTGTTAACATTACCCACGCCCACCCTGGTGGCAACGGCAGCACGCCCGCCGGCGGTGTCTATGTCTGACACGGCCGTGAGCCTGGCGCGCCGGTTGGGCCTGGCTGATTTTGACTGGCGAAAAAATATACCAATTATTTTATTGCTGATTGCCGGTGCCGGGTTTATTCTAAACGATGTTTTAAAGCCGAAAAAAAAGAAGGGGCGCAAGCGTGTATCTAGGCGAAAATGATAATGGCATGGACGGTATTTGGGATACGCTCCTGACCACGGGGACGGAATTATACAAAGGCCAGCAGGCCAGCCAGGCCGCCCGCGCGCAACGTAAATTATTAAGACAACAGCAAGCACTCCTGGCCCAACAGCAGGCCCTCGAGGTAACCCGCGCCCAAAACGCCCGAGCCCTGACCCCGCCGCCAGGCATCATGGGCCGGCTGGGATTACCCTCATGGGCGTTGCCCCTGGGTGTGGCGCTCCTGGCTAAAAAACTGATATTTTAAGGAACTAGATCTCGTTTTTATTGCTTTGACCGCCTGAGAGCCGCTAGGCCGGACGATCTCGAATTGCCCTTAAGCTCCATACCCCCCCCCCATATTGGTCAATAGCCAGCGGCAAATTTGGCGGGTTTCCCGCCATTTTTGTGCCTGGCACAGAATGCCCTTGACAATGCCAGCATCTGGGTCTAATTTTGTTAGTGTGTTGGGCGGTTTCGGTAAATCTCCCTACCGCGTTCGCCCGCACAAGGCGTTACCCGTCTCCGCCCAGCACACTCTTTAATTTATTCTAGAGGTGTCATTGTGGATAAAATAATTACATTACATGCAGGTAGCGAACACGAAAAAAATATTAATATTCGTTCGCTGGAAATCCCTGATCTTTGGCATCTTGCCATGGACTTAAGAGAATCAAGCGACAAGCGCACGGCGGAGATGGTCCTTGAATGTTGGTACATGGCACACGCACTCAAGCAATGTATCCTAGACCACGGTGAAGCCGAAGCCGCCTCCTTGGCTGATCATGATAAAAATCAGCTTTCTTTGTTGAGCGCCTAGCAATGGGCGCTCTTTTTTTTCCGTGGATCACTGTCCTTGCCGCCCTGGCTATTTTGTTCTGGATATTGACGGGCAAAATGCAATCAGCCGATGAATTTCACATTTTTGATATAGCACGCGGCCGCGCGGTGTGGTCACTGTTGGTCCTGGTTGGTTGGTTATTAATCGGCGGCATTTACTGGGCGGCGCGATTGTGACAGCCAGGCATACATTCCCCAAAGTTTTGGCAGTCATTAGCGCGCTTGATGCTGATATTGATATGTATGAAAGCAGTTATGTGGATCTCATCGGCTCGAATAAGGGCAAGATTATGGATCCTGAGGCAGTTGAGCATATCAAATGTTTGAAACGTGCCAAAACAATCATAACCGAGCTTTACGAGCCATCATGGTGAACAGCCCACATTATGATGTGACGGAAATTATTTACCTGAGCGAAAAGGGCCGGCCGGTTAATGGGCTGACTATCTGCAACAAAAAAAAAGCCAGCCTCAAACGCACCACTAAAGTGATAGAACGTTGCTGGGATCTCTCGATGGCCCGCGCCCTCCTGGCCGCGTTGAGCAACCAGGGCCAATTTTACATTCAATATCCACCTGAAATAATTTCCCTGGAGTTGGTCGCATGACCAGCACGGCAAAAAAAATAACAACTGACAGCGGGCCGTTGCACGTCGATACCTTGTCATTCAAAACAATCGCCGGCTGGGCCTGGAACCGGTTTAGTGACTTTGAAAAAATAATTATCTTAAGATCCTGTAAACCCGTGATCCCTGATCCAACTGCACGCTGCACCTGGCGCATGTTGCTACCAACGCAGCAAGCCCGGATCCGCATTGTTATGCGTGGTGTGATTGAGGATTGCCACCGACTGACTGGAGCTGATCAACAGTGAAATTTTCAAAAGAAAAACCCCTGGAAGCAGGCACGTTCCTGGTCATGCACAAGCACCCCTGGTCGCTGGTACATTTTGTGACCGTGATTAAATTGCCAGGCAAGGGAAAGTACGCAAGCAAAGAACCAGGCGGCAATTTATTTGTCCTGGCCGGTGAGGGGCGGGTCCCGCTGTTCGACGTTAATGGTTATTTGTGGTATCGATTAGAGGTAGACCAATGAAAACATTTCTAAAGGAATTAATCTGGTTGCTTGCCCATTACCTGATTTTATTTTTTAAAAAAATATGGTGCCTGGTGTTTGGCCATGACCGTGAAATAATGGGATTTGAAACGCGCGCGTTCAGCCGCTGCCGGCGGTGTGGACAGGAAAAATGGATCCAGACCTACCCATGGAGGCATTGACATGCAACAGCCACATCAAAAAAAATTATCAACCAAAGATCGGATCGAGTGGTACGTTGAGCATTCACCTTTTCATTTTATAATTAGCCGCGAGCTCTATGATGGCGGGATTGATTTTGTAGTAATTTTCGGCAATCGCCGGGTGGCTTGGTGCGATACCCTGGCAGAGGCAGAAATAAATATAAAATGGAAACATTATTCCTGGTGCAATGAAACAGATATTGGCAGGGCCATCATTAAAAAAGCGTTGGCCGTAAAGTGATTAACCCCCCCCCTCATAGCGTTGCTATTTTATTTGCGGCGGCTGACAGCATTTATTTTTCAATGAAAAATTGCGACGTGTATGACGTTGTTCGTGATGCTCGCTGTTACAAGGGGGGGCTGCCTGTCATTGCCCACCCACCCTGTAGAGCGTGGGGCCGACTGAGAGCTTTTGCCAAACCAAGGCCAGGGGAAAAGGATCTGGCGCGTTTTGCTGTTTCCCAGGTCCGGGCACACGGCGGCGTCTTGGAACACCCAAAAGTCAGTTTATTGTGGGCAGACCAACAATTGCCCGAGGGTACCGTAGTAGATCAATACGGTGGTTTCACTTTGCATGTGGACCAGTTCTGGTGGGGTCACAAAGCAAGGAAGTCTACCAGGTTATATATTTGTGGCTGTTCCCCTGGTCAGATCCCGCCACTGCCATTTAAAATGGGTGAACCGGAGTATGTTGTCGCGCACTATAAAAATAAGTACTCCCCTCAAAAAAAAGTATTGGAAACAACACGGGAACGTGAAGCCACGCCCCCATTGTTAGCTCAATGGCTTTTTGATCTGGCTTTGGTTTGCGGCAAGGCCAGGGCGGCTGCGTGACATCATCGGTCTTTAAATCATGCGTGCTGTCGCCCACCGCCCCATTCGGGCTGGTTATTCGTTATCGACGGCAGCAGAAAAAAATTACTCAAGCGCAGCTAGCGCGGGTTGTGCCGGTGAGCCAGGCGCAACTAAGCCGCATTGAGCGCGGCCAAACTTTTGCGCCCTTGTCCGTGTTTATAAGGATTCTCGACAAGCTAGATCTGGATTTAGTGGTGACGGAAAAGTGATTGCCGTTCGTGATTATGATCAGGCGTTGCTGACAAGCGCCTATGATAAAAATATTTCCTACCTGCAACGAAAATATAACCGCTGGTCTTATATCAACCCAGATGCCAGTCACATTCCCAAACAATTCACGCCACTGTTTCGGGCATGGGAACGCGAGGCAGAGGCGCAATCATTTAAAATTTACGACTATGATCAGGCACGCGAGCTGGCGCAGATCCGCCAGGAGTTAGAAAGCGACTGCACGGGCCGTGATGCCCGTCGGGACCAGGAAATAAAACTAGCCGACTACATAGAAAAAAAAATTTCTCCAGACGGCGCCATTGAGTATGAGCAAGGGGAAAAAATAAAGCGCGACGATCCCGATGACATTGTGGCCAAGCTGCGAAGCTGCCGGCAGAAAGGCACCGTAGGCTTGAAACCAGGCGGCGGTCATATCGTGGTTTATGATGAAAAATGTGGTTACTCAAAATTATGTCCTGACGAATCGCGGGAGGAATCACAACGCCTGGCTGAGTCGGACATACCTGCTATTACATCATTTCTAAAATCCGCACCGGTACACACATTTCAAATGGCCGTTTTCACACTGCCCAACTACCCGGTGGGTGACCTGGCAGATGGCAAGAAAGACACTATAAAAAAATTTAGAAAATTAATGCAAGCCGACTGCATGGCGGTGGTGGTTGGCTGTCGTGTGCTGCAAGAGGATCCCCTGTCTGCCCGTGGTGACTGGAACGTACATCTAAACGTTATGTTGTTGATCAATGGTTTTTTTGACTGGAAGACCGTCCGGGAAAAATGGGGTTTTAATGTGCACTTTGAATCCGCCGACGGCATGAGAGAGAAAACAAAAAACAGATTAAAAAAGCGCGGCGTTGATGTTACGAAAATGGATAACATCACGGTGCTGACACACGCTTACCAGGAACTGGTCAAGTACGCCGGCGCGCCCGTGTCGGCCAAGAGTGCTGAGAAAGCCTTTAAAGGCCAGTCGGCCGCACCGGCAATGACCGACTGGCCGGCAGATCGTTGGCGCGAATGGTGGACCGCAAACAAAGGCTTTCGCCGGTCCCGGTCCTACGGCCTGTTATACGATCCAGAAGGCTACCGCTGGACGTGCCTGACTGAAATTACCCGCCGGCCATTCGTGCGCACGGCCGGCTTGTCTGTTGATCGTGCGGCCTGTACCTGGCGGTGTGGCAAAGATAACAGCCTGACCAAAGAAGAACGGAAAAAAATCCGTGATGCGCTCAATGAGCGCCAAGTGTTGGATCTGGATGACGTGATCTGGATCGGATCCATTGAATATGAGAAGGGCCACGGCTACAAAGTACTAATTGATTTAATACCGGAGGATAAGTTTCCCGGCGTGGATTGCGGCGAGCATAAGTTTTCCGGGCATGACCCGCCAGGCGGCAACCAACAGCCGGGATTTAGATATCCCTGAGTAGAAAAATTGATACTAATAATTAAAAAAATCGTTTTTTAGGATCCGAAGGGGGGGGGTATGGCAGTTTGTAAATTAATTAACTTGGAGAATTGTGATGGAAAAAAAAACTTGTGATAATTGTAGGCACTTTTTCGACTCGCCGGAGCACGGCGAAGGGATCGGCGTGTGCCGTAGATATCCCCCAAAAATTATTCCGGTGGTGTTGGGCACGGTAGTGGGTGGCCAGCAGCAAGGATTCCAATCAATGTACCCGGCGATACAGGAAGCCTGGATTTGTGGGGAGTATGACAATGTTAAAAAAATTCTTAATTAGTTTTTTATTATTGGCCCTGGCCGGTTGTTCATCATTCGGCGAGACACGGGCACCGGATGACCAGGAAATTGCGTTAATCACCTTGGTTGGCACCGGCCTGTCACTGACACAACTGGAGTCTGACAAACAAACCCACGCTTACATTGGCATGGTGGCGGGTGGTTGGGCCACGCTGGCCTCAAAAAATGCCTGGGTGGGCACGGCAACGGCGTGCACCCTGGGCTTGGCAAAGGAAATTTATGATAATAATAACCAGGGCACAGTCGAGGCGGCGGATTTTGTTGCCACTTGTGTGCCTGGTGCGGTTACTTCCTGGGCAGTCAGTAAAATAATAAAATTCCATGAGGACAAAAAAATTAGTATTGTGCCCGCCAGGCGTGGTGCTGGTTTTGTTATGGGGCTTGATTGGCGTTTTTAATGGTAAATTATTGGAGTTAATACAATGGCAGCTAAAAAAAAGAGTGTTAAAAAGGGTGGTCGAAAATTACAGGAATCGGATTTGGAGGACTTGAGCCAGGCGCAAGAACCGGAGACCGACGAACCGGAGACCGACGAACCGGACGAGGCCGCAATCAGACGCGTGTTGGCGGATCTTGGTGCCGACGGCATTGATATTAATATCACGGTCTATCGGGTGGACCCAAAGACCAGGAAAAACGAGTACATAGCCGCGTGTACCCCGGACGAGTTCTCACTGGAGGGGCTGCGCGACGATTGGGGCGGTGGTGAATATCGTATCTACGGCCGCAACGCCAACGGGGCATTTTTAATTAATCGCACCGTGCGCATTGCGCCGCCGATAAAAAAACCGGCGTTAAACGATATGGGCCAATTCGACTTAATGTCGGTAGTCACTAGGCTTGGGGAAATGCAGACCCAACAAATGAATGATTTCAAATCCACGATGCTGGAATTAATGTTAAAAAATAATCAGCCTGTCGCCGGGGATCCTGTCACAATGATGACGGCCATGATGGGGGCAATGGTGCAGATGAAAAAATTAACGGGCGAGGCCGCCAGTCAGTCCGATAATTTTGAAACATTGATGAAGGGCATTGAGTTGGGCAAGGATCTGGGCGGCAGTGATGGCGATACCGGCATGTTTGATGTTTTTAAGGAATTTATTAAACAGACTGGCGGGCCGTTGGCAAAATTGGCAGCCGCCGAAAAAATTAGTAAACTGCGTCAGCCGGCCAGGAACCAGGCGCCAGCGATTGCACCCGCTGCGAGTGCCAAGACGCCCGCCGCTACTGGGCCGCTGGTCGATGATCCGCCAAAGGGAGAGCCAGAAAAAATGAATTTTATATTTAAAAAAGTGATGCAAAAACAAATTAACGGCTTGCTTTCGCGTGCCGCCGCTAATTCAGATCCTGGCTTGTATGCTGAAATGATTCTGGACCAGTTGCCGGATGATTATGTGGACAAGTTTGCGGACTTTATTTTTTCCGACGATGTAATGGAAGAAATGACCAAGCTGGTGCCAGACGTGAATAAACACCTGGGCTGGTTCATTGATTTGCGCGACGAACTGCGCGAGGCACTGCAACCGGATCCGGACGAAGTAACGGGCGAGTCCTTGACAGATGCCCCTGCCGGAGATAAAGAGAAACAAACCGGCGAGGGACAATCATCCGATGCTAGCAAGAACGAAATTAATTAAACTGGAAAAGGGCAAGGCCGGCACCCGCCAGACATTGCGGCTTATGAGCCAACTGGTCAAAGCCGGCAAAAAAAATATGTTGGTGCGCCAGCTCGCACTGCGCTTGATTGATGGTAAAAAACAAAAGGACCGCGCCGGCGAGATCAAAAAAATACACGCCTTTGTGCGTGATCGGATCCGGTACGTGCGCGACATTCGGGGCGTTGAAACGATCCATTCGGCGCAACGAATTTTAAAACAGCGCCAGGGTGATTGTGATGATAAATCCATTTTGCTGGCGTCCTTGCTTGAGTCCATCGGCCACGCCACGCGCTTTGTGGCCGTTGGGTTCAAGCCAGGTGTTTTTCATCATGTGCTTGTCCAGACTACCGCGCCCGGCCGCTGGAATTCGCCCAAGTGGTTAAACCTGGAAACCACGGAGCCAGTCAAGCCTGGCTGGAAGCCGGCAAACGTAGTTAGTCGAATGGTGGTTCATAATTAGTTATGTACACGCAATCCCACACACTCGATGGCGGCTGGTTTTCATCCAAAACCCACAAGGCCAAGCACAAACTAAAAAAAAGGGTTAAGCAATTGGCCGCGCAGGCCGCCGCGACTAAAGACCCGGTGAAAAAAAAACAAGTCCTGGCCCGCACGGCATTATTGTGGCGCATTCGTAACTTGAGTAAAAAGGACATGGCGTTTGCGGAGTCAAATTTTAATCGGGGCACGGTCAACGAAGCGTTATTGAGAAAAGCAGATTATAAGACCGCCCGCCGGGCAAAATTAAAAAAACGATATGGCAGCGGTGCATGGGGCCGGTTAAAGCGGTACGAGTTATCAACCCGTAAAATGCGCCACTCGAAGCTGGCCAAGTTTTCCCCAGATTGGTATTACAAATATAATGCCCGCGACAAACCCCGCGAAAAATACCGCCGGTTACGCCGGGAACTGCCCTTCATCAAAGACCCCAAGGCAAAAGCCGTCGCCCTGGCGAAGTATCACAAACTAAGAAAAAAAGCGGCCAAGGCACAGAAAAAAGCGGCGGTCATGGATGCGATAGGCGTCACGATTACGACCTGGGGCATAGGATCCGCCATAGGCGGCCTGGCCAATGTCGGCAAGTTTGGCAAGCTGGTTGGCACTGGTGCCAGCTTTGTGATAAACAAAGCGAGAGACAAGGCCGTAAATAGCATGATTTCCAAAGGGGTGCAGGCCGAACAGGCCGCCGCAATGGCGAAAATGCTGGATGATTTTCCACCGGATCCGTCGTTAAAAGATCCCGTCAACATTGTCGCGGACTCGCTCGAAAAAAAGCAGCAAGCGGCAGCCAGGACCGCGACTGTTAAGAAAATTTTACCAGTCGCCGCCGTTGGTGCCGTACTTTTTTTAACCTGATTGGAGTAAAAAAATGGATACTAATGCAGCTTACTTGGAAATGGAGGCCAGTCTCGATGGCATGGACGGGCTGGGCCGACACAAGCGCGGTGGTTTTTTCGGTAAATTGCGCCGGCGGATTGCCAAGATTGTGGCCAAGTCGCCGCTGATTAAAAAAATGCCAAAGCCCATGCGCAAGCTGATAAAAAAAGCCGGCGTTCCGGGTCTCCTGACACCCGACATGGCCAGGCGCGTATTGAAAGGCCAAATGCCAGGGCTGCCACTCCAGAAACAATTACAAAAACTGGTCTTAAAAACGCCAGGCACAAAATTTTTAATCCAGAAAATGCCGCCACAACTTCGCAGGATCGCCTTGCAATACGGCGTCCCTGGTTTGATGACCCCTGAAATGATGCGCAAGGGTCGCATGATGTATGACAAAAAATTCCGGTATAAAATGCAGTTGCGCAACCGGCGTTATATTCGCGCCCCTGGTCCACTCAAAAAAGGCGGCCCGTATATTGCTTTGCCGCCGCCGCGCTTTGTTGGCCGTCCTGTATTACCGCCAATCAACCGCTGGACCACTATGCCGGTTCGGTATCCTGGGTTTGATTACGTAGATAGCAACAGCAAGCGCGGCGCGCTTGGTCCTGGTGCCGGCGGGCCTGCCCCTATCCGCGATGTCGGTGCGCCTGTCCGTCCGCCTGAGAGCGGGGGCCGGTTGTTTGATCAACCGGTAGAAATGCCCGCGCCTGATTACAATCAGGATGGTCGATTCGTTGATGACCAGGCAACGCAGGCCGAAGCCGACGCTAGCGCAAGTCCAGACTACCCACCCGGCAAAGCAGGCTTTACCCAATGGCTACAGGACACAATGCCGGATTTTTATTACCAGGTGCAACGCCGCAAACCCGAGTTATTGGCGGATGATTTTTATTCGGATTACATGGAGGGCCTGGGCATGTTTGACGATGACGATGACCTGGGTGCGTCCGATACCGCCGCCCCTGCCGATAGTTGGTCCAGTAAATTGCTGGATTTTGCCAAGGTTGCCGGCCTCGCCTGGCGCGAAAATAAAATTATGAATATGCAGTTGAAACGCGCCAAGCAAGGGCTGCCGCCCATGGACACTTCGGCGCTGGCACCGGCGGTGCAGGTGGGCCTTGGCGCGCCGACGCGCAACATGATGATGATCGGGGCCGCCGCCCTGGCCGCCGCATTTATTCTGCCCAAAGTACTGGCCAAGTAGCATGGCTGATACGACTGCGACCAAAGGCGAAGAGGTTGCCTGGTATAACCTGGTCGGACAATTCCGCGCCAAGGCTCAGCAGTTTGAGCAAATATATAATAAACTTATGTCTGATCAGTCCTACGCCTTGAGCAACCCCGCCCTGGCATCGGATTACCGGGCATTGTTGCAAATAGGCCGGGTAACACGCGCCAAAATAATTGCCACCCGCAATAAAATTGACTCTGTGATTGGTTGGTTGAAAGGTTTGGTAGGCATGAATGAGTTGGGGTTTATTCCGCTGATCCCGATTGCCATTGTCGCCGCGTCTCTGGCCGCTATCACAAAATGGGTAACCGATGCCTACGCCATGAGCGCGCGAATTGATGAAGCCAAGCGCCTCGAGGCCAAGGGTGTGCCACCGGAACGGGCGGCAAAAATTGCCGGCCGGCGCGTCGCTAGCCAGGGCGGCGGCCTGGTAGGATCCTTGTTAGGCATTCACCCTGGCTGGCTGATCGCCGGTGCCATTGCCGTCGTGGCCCTGCCGCCGCTTATTACCCGGATCCGTAACCGATGACCGCAAAACGAAAAACATGGCCGGGATACATGAAAGGCAAAATGGGGCCTTTGATGAAAAAATATTTGAAGGCCGGCAAGTCTCACGGCGCGGCCCACAAATCCGCAATGGGCGACCTGGCCGCCGGCTGGGCCAAGTATAAAAAAGCCCATCCGTTGCCCGCGAAGGCCGCTGTAAAAAAACGCCCGCCCAAGAAAAAACGCACCGTCAAGAAAAAGCGCACGACCAGAAAAAAAGCCAGGTGCAACCCGATTGCCAAGACCACCACGCGCATGGTGCGCCAGGCCGCCAAGCTGTTTGAGAAGTTTTCGGGGGAGGAACCCAAGTTTGTTGATAAGGTCACCGTGCCCCGGCACACGGTCCTGATGCGTATCGGATTGTGTGATGGCGTGCTCTATTCGGCGCGCCGTGATGGCAAAAAAGAAAAGTATATTCATGAGTTTACGGGCAAAAGCCGGCCGGTTCTGGCTTCGTCACATGATGGCAAACAGCTTTACTTATTGGCGGGCCATTACGATTTCACGGCGGACGGCATAGTTGACAAAAAATAAAATTTATGGCGAGATCATAGACCATTAAATTTTAAAACATTCCTGGCCGTCCTTTGTTCTATCTCCAGACAGGTATCAGGTGCATTCGACGGTATGCACTGAATACTAAATTGGAGGTATTATCATGGCCGACCAACTATTATTGGTTAACCCACGCAAGCGCAGACGCAAGAAAAAAACCAAATCAAAGAAACGCCGCGCCCGACGTAAAAGCAATCCGATTGTGGCCCGCCGCGGCAGTTCGCCCCGTAAGCGCATTACCCGTCGGCGCAGAAATCCGTCACCGCGAACCTTTATTAAAACAACCTTGTTGCCTTCCGCTACCGGTGCTATCGGTGCCCTGGGTGTTGATGTCTTGATGGGCGTCCTCCCTTTACCGATCACATTCACCACCGGCCTAATGCGGCCAGTCGCAAAAGGGGCCGCCGCTGTGGGGATGGGTATGCTCGCTTCCATGGTAGTCTCGAGAAAAATGGCCGAGCAGTTCACCGCCGGCGCGCTGACCGTGGTGGTCTACGACACCCTGAAAACATTCATCCAGACAAATGTCCCGCAGATCCCGCTATCTGACATGGATTACGACGACCTGGATGACGACCTGGATGATCTTTATCCTGAATTGTCATACGCCGGCGCGGGCGCCACCATGGACGATGACGATGACGATGGTATGAGCGCCTACGTTGACGATGGTATGAGCGCCTACGTTGACGATGGCATGGGTGACGATGGCATGGGTGCCTACATGGAGCAAGAACCAGAATTAATTTAAGCTGATCTGGTTTGTAATTATTAATAGCTTTATTAAATCCTGAAAAATACGAGGTATTGAAAAATGAGAACTAACTACACATCACGCAAAACGCTGCGCCGCTATAACGTCAACCGACGGGAGCAGGAAGTAGTCCGCCAGTCGCTCTATGACATTCAGACTTATACGGGCAGCACCGGCCATACATCATTGACCTTTTTCGCCGTGCCGCAAGGACAGAGCTCCAAGACCGAAGCGGACACCAACATGGAAGTGGCCGGATCCCTGCCAGCACCCAAGAGCTTTTTAATTGAGTCCGTGCAGATCCTGTTTTTCCCGAGCGATAGTCCCGGCTCGATTAAAACGACCCTGGCAAAAACTGACTTTGCCAATGATGTCTATGCCGTGGGCAAAACCGGTTACCTTGATTTGTTCATTGGCAGCAAGTCCTATCTGACAGAAGGGCCGTTAATGCGGTTCCCGGCAGTTAACGGGCTTAAGGTGTCGGCCGCTTATGCAATTGAACGACGCCAGGCCTCGGCCGCCGATGCCGCTGACCAGGTATCCATGGATTATGCAACCTTCACCGGTCGGCCTTACCGATTGGATCCGCCAGTACGGCTGATTCCTAATCAGAATTTCAAGGTAACATTGAATTGGCCGGCAGCAATTGTGTTGCCGTCTGGTAATGATGCGCGCATTGGTGTGATTCTCGATGGCGTGCTTTACAGAAATTCACAGTAACACCCGTTAGTATTTTTAATTGTTGATTGTTGCGCTGCCCAATTATGGGCAGCGGCTTTTCCCCTTAAGGAGGGTGTAAAATGCGCAACCGTAGAATTGTAACCGACCCCTATATATACACCGCCGAAGTGGCATCCATTGCCAACAGCGCCAGCGCCAATGATAGTTTTACGATTGAAGCGGACGCGGATTTCGAGCTGCACAAGCTAACTTATATCGCAGCAATAGCGGATCTGACCCAAACAGAGTCCAGTCGTGTGGTGCCCCTGGTGACCGTAATAATTACGTCCACCGGATCCGGCCGCCAGTTGATGGACGCCGCTGTCCCTATCCCCTCGATGTTCGGCACCGGTGAGATCCCTTTTATTCTCCCGCAACCGAAAATTTTCAAAGCGCGGTCTGCGATACAGGTCACGTTCCAGAATTATTCTAACGCCACAACCTACACAAATGTGAAGTTGGCATTTATCGGCGTCAAGCGTTTCCAGTTATCTAACTGATTATGGCCAGAAAATACAATACGGAATTTGAAGCCCACCAACGCGCCGTTTACCGGGCCGGAATGCCTAGCAGTGAGTTTTCTCCCGCGCCTGATATTGTCGTTGAAAAAGGCGGCAACGAAGGCGACCAAAGAGAAAAGGGCACCGTCTCCCAAGGCGCGCGCGTGGGATCATTTTTTAACACCCGGCCCATCAATGGCCGTGATTTTCATTACACCGAAACACTAGACTACCCGGAGCCCGCATAGCATGACAATACGGACCGCAACTTATACCGTGCCACCTGGCCAGGTGGGTATTTTGCGGTCATTTCGTTATCAGTTATTGCCGCAAGTGCAACAGCCAGGTGTTGCGGCGGTGGTTACTTCTACGTTGTTTGTTAATTCCATTGCCGTGCCGGACTATCAAAACATGACCCTGGGCCAATCAATGGTCGAGCCGTTCCCGTGTCACGTCCTGGGTGCGGCGGGCCATGTTTTTAAATTAAAAGTTGACGTCCCGGATGGCTTGATTGCGGTCGGGGATTCTGCCGTGGTGGTTTATTTTTACGGTAATATGTTGCTGGCCAAACAGGTGCCTTTGCCTTACGAAGTGGGCGAGGAAGTGCCGGTCAATGCGTTGCCCCTCGATGGCACAACCAAGCCAACCATTGCCCCACGGCCGGGGCCGCGTAGTAGTAGCACGTTGAGATTGCCGGCCGGCAGGGCCCGCCGTCCGGGTAGGATGAGCAGGGGTTAATCATGGCCGAACAAAATACACCAGAACCAAAAGTATTTCCGCAACTGGTCGTTACTGCCACGGCCGGCGTGGTGGTGGGCACCTGTGGCCCCCTGGTCGGTGATGATGAAAATAATTTAAGAGTCCGCCAGGTAATTAACGGCAGTTATGTGACGTCCAATATACCGAGCGCCGACGGCGTGTCGGCAGCAACACCGGTGGCCCAAGACGTCATGAGCTTTTTAATGGGTTACAACGGCACCACATTTGATCGCTGGCGTAATAATAACGAGGCCACTTTATTGGCCAGCGCGGCCCGCACGGTCACGGTCAACACCGCTGACCAGGTGAATTATAATAATCGCGGTGTGCATGTGATTATTGATGTGACAGCAATCACGGCCACGCCGTCGGTCGTGGCCACGTTACAGGGCAAGGATCCGGTCAGCGGAAATTATT